TCTTTTTCGCTGATCGGCGTGCCGCAGCAGATCGGCCAGTATTCAAACACATCGAACAGCACATGCCCGATGGGATTGCCATCATTGTCATGCTCGATGCGCGTTGTCTCGCCATCGACCTCACAGCACCACCGGGGCGAGCGATCCAGTTCCTCGCCATCGAAGATTGGTGATCCGAACCAAATTCTGACGGCGACCTCTACGGCATGCTTGCTCAGACGACAGCCGTAGTAGCCTGCCTTCGGCGTCCCGATCAGCGGCAGCGCGTTGGCAGCTGCCTGATCGCGCTGCAGGATGCGGGCAATCGCCTCATTCCAGCCGTCGATGGCTTCATGCTCGGCCTTGCGGCCATAGCCCTGTCGGCCACAGATCGGGCATTTCAAAGCGAACAGCGAGCAATTCGGTCGCGGTCGGTAAAGGTCAGGTGGAACTGAGGTTCCACATGGACACTTGTGCCGGCGCACACGCCCCCAAGGGGCGTGAGTCATCCGGTGTGAGGAGATTCAAAGTGCCGTGCCGCGGGAGCGATCATCAACATGATTCATTCTTCCCTAAGCAGAATTCAGACTGCGGCAACCGGCTCAACGCCACAGCCCATGTGCGCAAGTCGTGCCGAGACTCCCACAATCCCTCTTTGAGTATCGGCTTGCCTTTCACGCGATGAGTCCCAAGGCGCACCGTACTCCTTCCCCAGTGTTTTTCAACAGTGGGTGAAATTCACAATATTTTCATGGACCCCATTGTGGCTTTCCACAACTTATCCACAAGCTGTGATCAATCTTCGCTGTCCGCTTCGACCAGGGGATCGAACTTGACGGTGGCGCGGAACAGTGCATGCGCCTTGCGCAAGCGTGATTTCAACTGCTTGTTGGCGATGCTCCTGGGACTGCCTCCGAACAGGAAATTGAAGTCGATCTCGACGATCTTGACGAAGTTGGCAGCGATCTCATGGTCCAGCGTTCTCTGGCCGGTTTCGTACATTGAGTAGCGGCCCTGAGAAACGCCTAGTGCTTTGGCCATTTCGGCCTGCGTATAGAACTGGGCCTCGCGAGCGATCTTCAGTCGGAAGCCGATGCGCTGATTGACCAGCATCTTTCCCTTGTTAGCCGTGATCATTGTCCCCTGCCCTTTCACCACGCCTGCAACGCAGTCTAAACCACAAGTAATAGAACGGGCAATTTTTACATCACCCATTGTTGAAACTTTGGGGGTAATACGATTAGGGTGTGCGCCATGGACGACCTACAAATTCTGGTTCGTTTCGAGAAGGCACAGGGCGACCCCGAACGGGGGCAGAATGGCCGGGCCGCTTTAAGGCTCGGCATCACGCAAAGCCGCCTCTCCATGTGGAAGATACGCGGCATCCCGCCCAAGTGGCGGTTGCATGTGTGGGGAATTCTCAAAGCTGAGGGAATCGATCTGCCGCTGACCTGGGCGATGCCTCGTGTCACCAACGGAGGGACACATGGCCGCACGCGCAAGTCTAAAAAGAAACCGCAAAGCCAACGGGCGCAAGGCAAGCCCAAGCAATGGGCTGGGCGGCGCTCCCGACGAAGTCTGGCTGCGCTGGATGAAAAAGATCGCAACCGCCCAGTCCGCCGTCGCCCGCGCCCAAAAGCCGCTGAAGCAGCGGCGCTCTGAGCTTTCGCAAATCTACAAACAGGCCAAGGCCGATGGCGTCAATGTCGCCATGGTCAGATCCGCCCTGAAGGACAATGACCGCGACCACATCGAGGTCGCCATCGATTTCCGCGACAAGGCGCGGGCGCTCCATCTGCTGGAATCGCCGCTCACCGAGCAGCTGCACCTGTTCTCGATCGAGGTAATACCATCAATTGTTAATGTCGCGATGCAGGGCAAGCAGGCAGGGCTGGCGGGGGCCGACATCAACGAGTGCCCGTACAAGCCCGGCAGCGAGGAGTTCGTCGCCTATCGCGAGAACTGGGAGCGGGGTCAAGCGGAAGTCCGCCAAACCCTGCACAACTAGGCTGTGCGTGTCCTGGCGTTCGATGCTGCCACCACGGTGGGCTGGGCATCGTTCGCCAGTGCACGCGCGGCTCCTGTCCTCGGCACCTTCACCCTGCAAAGCTACGGCAGCGACTACGGCAAGCTGAATTGCAAGATGCTCGGCGCGGTCAGGATGCTGATCGGCGAGCATCACCCGGAGTTGGTGGCCTTCGAGGCTCCGATCTTTATGCCGCGCGACAGGTGGCACACACGTCGGTTGCTCGTGGGGCTGGTCACGATCATTGAGCTTGCCGCTGCCATGGCGAGCCTGCGCTGCCTGGAAGTCACGCCGAGAGAAGCCAAGCAATGTCTGGCGGGCGACCCGGATGCCGACAAGCCGGCGATGGTCGCTGCTGCCAAAGGAATGGGCTGGCAGGTTGCCGACCATCATCAGGCCGACGCCTGCGCGATTGCACTGGTCACGTTTGGAGTCCTGGCGCGACCCCTGGAAAAAATCCGAGCCTAAAAAGGCGAGCCCATGTATGCCGACCTCGACAGCGAATTGCTGCATGCCATGGCATTGGCACGTCGCAAGGAGGTCGCTTCACTCTTCGCCGATCTGGACCTGCCGGCCACTTCCCTGCAGTGGGGGTTCGCGCGCGTCGACTTCTACGGCTTCGAGCGCAAGCTCTACGAGCCGCAGGAGGATGGCGAGGCGATGGCCTTCATCATCCCGGTGGTCGAGGACGGTGAGCTCGTCGACCTTGCCGCCATCGATGGCCTGACTGAGCACCTGGGTCAGCGCCATGGCCATGGCAAGGCCTTCGGCCTCGATGCGATCGAGCGGGCGCGCTGGGGTTGCTGCAACCTGCACCTTGTCGAGCGGCCTCTGATGTGGCTGCGCAAGCAGGATGTCGTGCTGCGCGAGATCGTAAGCTTTGCGCGCGATGTTGCGATGATCATGGGCGAGAAATTGAAGCAACCCGTGCCCGATCTGCCGGATGACTATGCCTACCTGTTCGATCTTCACCATGCCCAGGCATTGCTGGCAGACGTGCCGAAAATCGTCTGCGATTCAATTCCGTTAGCTGAACGCCTCCAGGCGCTGCTGCCGACATCGCAGCGCAAGCGTGTTGTGGTGCCCGATGTCTAAGCCAACCATCAGCGTCGAGGAAGCCAAGCGCAAACGTGCCGAGCGTGAGAAGGCCAAGCGCGAGGAGAAAACTGGCAATGGCAAATCCAACGGCCATGCCAGGGAGCCACGCTTCAAGCTCCTCGGGCTCGACGACCTCGATCTGAAGCCTGACGAAGACTGGGTGATCGATGGCGTGCTGCCCAGCAAGGGCGTGGGCATGATCTACGGCAAGTACAAGGCATACAAATCGTTCGCCGCACTCGACATGGCTTGGGCAGTGGCTGACGCCATGCGACGGGAGTGGGGCGGGCGTCGGATCCTCAAGCACGGTGCCGTGATCTACATCGCCTGCGAAGGGCAGCTGGGTGTGCGCAAGCGCCTGCTGGCCATGAAGCTGCGCCAGGGCGATGACGAACTGCCGATCTTCAAACGCATCGAGGCACGGCCCAGGCTAGGCATGTCACAGGCCATCGATGCCGGTGAGATCGTCTATTCAATCCGTCAGGTATTCCCGCATGACGTCATTGCCCTGGTGGTGATCGACACCGCAGCCCGCACGCTGTTCGACGAGGAGACGAACAAGACGCTGTCAGCCTTCCTCGACAACTGCGAGGACGTGTCTGATCAGCTGGACTGCCTCGTGCTTGCTGTACACCACGAAGGTCTTGATCCGAGCAGGCCACGGGGCGGCACCATGCTGCCAGCTGGCACGGTCGTACAGCTGCACATCAAGCGGAAAGGCCAGCGCTTCTGCCAGCTGTTCGTCGAGGAAGCAAAGGACACCGAATCAGGCATCGGCTTTGACATCGAACTGCAGGGCTTCGAGTTCGGCAGCGAGCATGACGAGCATCGCGACAGCACACTGATCGTCACCAAGGTTGAGGCGATGCCTGTGCAGCAGGAGCCCGAGCAGGAGCCACGGAAAAAGAGCGGTCGCCCCAACAAGTCAAAGCCGCTGCTGGCCACGACGTTCAATCAGTCGCTGCACAATCATGGCATTGAATTCCAGGTGCCTGACCAAGGCCCGCGTGTGAAGGCCGTCAATCGTGACTATGCGAAGAACGTCTACGTGCGCCGCAGGTCAGACCTGACACCGAAAGATGCCGAGCGTGAATTCAACAAGGCACTCGGCAAAGCACTCGAATTGGAGGAGATCGTGTCATGCGAAGTAGGCGGCATTTGCTTCCTGTTTTGGGCAGGCAAAATAGGGCCACTTTTATGAGCCGTGGGCAAAATGGGTTTTGCCCCTACTCGATATACCATCCGTTGATTCTCGGGGGCAAAACAGCTGGGCTGCAAGTCGGCAGGTTTTGCCCGAAGTCACGTTCGAATTCGTCAACGAAATTAGGGTGATCGCATGAAGGGGCAAAAGGGCAAAAGGGGCAAAACTCATTTCCTCATCGGACCCCTAAGGCCATCCACTCACACAAGGGCATAATTCCCCCCGGTTCTTCTTAGAACCGGGGATTATGCCTGTGGTGGCCTGGGGGGAGTCTGATGATGGAGGGAAGGCAGTTGTTATAGCACGGAGGAAACGAAGATGACATTCCAACGCTCACGCAAAACGCAGCACGTTGTGACACCCAACAGCCGACACACATGGCGTGTCGTGCTCAAGCCTCAGACTGCCATCGATATTGTTGCTTACACTGCGACCGTGTTCGGCCAGGGCATGCTGATCTTTCGCGATCCCGAAGGCGAACTGATCAAGTCGTTTGCTGTTGGAACATGGCTCAGTGCCGAGATGGTCAACGATCCCTATGGCAATGAAGTGCTCGGTGAAGTCGAGGACGGTGACGCTCCCACTCTGCACAGTGTCGAAAGCCATGAGCGATCTGCTTAGTGAGGGCGTGCTGGTCACTGATCGAGAGATTCCGATAGACCCTGCAGCGAATCGTCGAGCCGTCGAGCGCCAGGTGATCGGCAACCATTTTCGAAGTCTGCTGCATCTCATGCGGAACCTCGACAGCGGCATGGCTGATCCTGAAATCCAGCAGGCGCATGTGCTGGTGATCGAAGCGCTGCGCACCATTGCGAAGGATGTGATGCCTGCGCTCTACGAAGCGCTCGACATGGTGGACCCGGTGCGGCTTGAGATACCGGCTTCGATGAAGGCGTATGTCCCAAAAATTCGCAGCAGGATTGGCAGCGCTGGCCCAGGAATGAGAACCGGCCCCCGGAAGGTACAAACCTCCAGCAAAAGCCAAACCGCTTCCACGGGCTCCTAATGGCCAGGAAATGCACGGCAAGAATATTACCGAACGTTGTCGGTTCCAGCCTTTGGACGGCCCGACAGATTCAACCCCATGGCGGCCATGCGGCGGCGGAACCGAGCCCGCCATTCCCTGGCATAGGCGGCACGGCACGAGCGGCAATAGCGCTGGCGGGGACAGGGTTCGTTGACTTTGCAGCGTGAGCACAAAGGCTTGGTGGTCATGTTCGATCCATTCTAAACCGCTTCACGTGAAACAACGGAGGGTGATATGCCCGATTGGCCAGCTGACAAACCCGAGCGCAGGCCTATCACTTCGCTCAAGCCGTTTCCCAGGAATGCCCGCACCCACACGCCCGAGCAGATCGCCCAGGTCGCCGCCTCGATCACGAAGTTCGGCTGGACCAACAGCGTGCTGATTGCTCCTGACGGCGAGATCATTGCCGGTCATGCCAGAGTCCTGGCGGCGCTGCAGCTGGGCATCGAGCAAATCCCCTGCATCGTGGCGACGAACTGGACCGACGAGGAAAAACGCCTGTTCGTCATCGCCGACAACAAGCTGGGCTTGAATGCCGGTTGGGACGAAGCGCTGCTCGCCCAGGAACTGGCCGACATCCAGGCGCTCGGTGAGGATCCGACGCTCTCAGGCTTCAACGACAAGGAAATCGAGCAGCTGCTGGCACCGCCCAATGACGTCGAGCGCGAATGGCAAGGCATGCCGGAATTCGTGCAGCCAGCCGATGCGCCTTACCAGTCGATCACGGTGCACTTCACCGATGCCGGCGCAGTCGCAGACTTCTGCAACAAGCTTGGCAAGACGGTGGTGCGCGTGACGAAGTACATCTGGTATCCCGAGCAGAAACAGGTGCCGCAGGCGCACTTGCGCTATGCCGCCGATGACAAGGAGGAAGTCGCATGAGGAAAAAGATCGAGCATTACTTGCTCACGGTCGATCTGCGCACTGCTGGCCGACCCACTCGCCTCCATGCCTATGTGATGACGACCGATGCCACAGTTGCAGAACGTGTCGGGGGCAAGTTGATGGACTACGCGGAAGAACACTATGGGCAGATGGTCCTGCCGATAATCCTGTGCACGAGGCTTCAGTCGGCAGCGAAGTCGGTGCGCAAGGAACTATGCAAGCGCAACGAGGCGGTGCGGGAAACACTGACCAAGGCGACTGACTTTCACTGTACGATGTGGGAAATGATGATCAGCGATCCATGGGACAAGCCATTGATGGCGTTGCACTGATGCAGCCGCAATTCCCGCTCTACATCCCAAGCAAGGGCCGAGCGCATCTCTGTATCACGATGAAGGAGCTTGATCGCATCAACGTTCCCTATCGTGTCGTTGTCGAGCAGCATCAGTTCGCTGATTACGAGCGAGCGCTGGGCAAGCAGAAGCTGCTCATGCTCGATCCGCAGTATCAGCATGACTACGACGCCTTCGACGATCTCGGCATGACGCGCAGCAAAGGACCAGGGCCCGCTCGCAATTTCATCTGGGACCATGCGATCAGCGAAGGTCATGCATGGCATTGGGTGATGGATGACAACATCAAGAATTTCTATCGCTGCAACAAGAATCTGATTTTGAAAGTTGATGACGGCACGATCTTCGCCTGCATGGAGGAGTTCGCTCAGCGCTACACCAACCTTGCGATGGTGGGACCGAACTATGAGATGTTCGTGCTGCGCCGTGAGCCTCGTGAAGCGATGACGTTCAACACACGCATCTACTCGTGCAATCTCATTCGCAACGATCTGCCTTTCCGCTGGCGTGGGCGCTATAACGAAGACACTGATCTCAGTCTGCGCATGCTCAAGGCTGGCTGGTGCACGGTGCAGTTCAACGCCTTCCTGCAGAAGAAACTCGCCACGATGCTGGTGCAAGGCGGCAACACGGCAGAATTCTATGGCGTCGATGGCACTGAAGCGAAGTCACGCATGCTGCTGGCCATGCATCCTGACATAACGAAGCTCGTGTGGCGCTATGGCCGCAAGCATCATCTCGTTGACTATCGACAGTTCCGCAACAACAAGCTGCTGCGCAAGCCTGGGCTCGTCGTTCCACAAGGCAATGACGAGCACGGCATGCGCATCGTGCAAGTCAGTGAAGTGTCGCCTTCGTTCCGCACAACTTCGGAAAGACGACCATCGTCTCGGCGCCTGCGGCGTAGCGCAAGAGCGCAGGTTCGAGATAGCACTGCATCGACTTAGGCAGGCTCGCACGCACTCGTCTGGCGTCGTCTGCGATCACGGCTATCACCCATGTATCGAGCGGCGCATCGGCGAACAGCGCATGCGCTTCAGCGATACGCACATCAAAGCCACGCTCTTGCATGCTCTCGACGACATGCTTGATGTCGAGCGGAAACGTGACGTGCGTGATGTCGCTGCGTGTCATCGAGCGCAAAGCTTGTAGCGTTGTGGCGTCAGCGACAAGAGCGCATGCGTATGCGCAGTCAAATGAACACAGTAGAAGCAATGCCGCTTCGTCGCTGAAAAAGCTGGATAAATGAGCCGGGGTCCTTTGCACGTGCGAGACGCTTGCGGGGGCGCAAGAGGCCCAAAAATTCGTCAGAGTTCGCTCGCGAAAGTTTGTGGTCAGACACGCAGCTTTGCGGCAGCGCACAGCATCTCCCGCACGAAGCGAACCATCGCCGCATTCAGCAGCGCGGGCTCAAGCCCTTCCTCGGCTGCGATCTGTGCCGCGTGCCTGGACGGGGCCGCGAACAACTGGTCGCGAATGCGATGAGCCCGGTCAGTCGTGAAGCGCTGCAACCGTGCCAGTTCGCAAAGCTTGCGCTGGTGGATTTTGGTTTGCATGTCAGTCATCTGCGCCTTCACGACATTGAGTTCGGTCTGCAGCTTCAGCAATGTGTCGGGTGTGGGTTCGATGGCCATGGCTATGCCCGTTCAGTGTCGCGTATCGCCTGGGTCTTGAGGTCGCCAATCTCCTGCAAGGCAAGGCCCATGAACTTCTCAAGGATGCGCAGCCCCACCGCTGCATCGATGCAAAGCTCAGTGGCAAAGGTTTCAGCATAAGCAGCCGGTGCATTGCGAAAGAAAGCCAGCACGAGATCCGCCTCCTTTGCCGCAAGCTCCAGGGCAGCGGCGCGGTCGACATACAATTCACGCTTTGTCTCGAAGGCCTGCTTGCTCAGTCTGAGCTTGGCCAAGGCCACCACCACCTTGGACCGTGCGCTGCGCTGGCCCGCTTCGTCATCCTGCTTGCTGGTCCTGGCGCGCCTGATCAAGCCCCATGAGTTGTCGGCCTGCACCGGATCAACTTTGCCGTTGACCAGCTGAATGATTCCACTCGCGACATGACGCTGGATCGCCTGCAGTGCAACGCCACGTCTTCTGGCGTATTCTCTCTGCGACAGCAATTCCCTGGCCATGGCGAACTTCCCTTGCTTCCCCGCCGATCTGCAGCCTGAGGAGGCCGTGCAGCTGGCAGGCTGGTCCGACGAATACCGAGTGCTGACATCGCGCAGCGCAGCGGAAGCCGGTCCCTACCGTATAGCCCGCACGCCCTATCTGCGAGACATCATGAACGACCTCAGTGTCGATTCAGCAGTGCAGCGGGTGGTGTTCAAGAAATGCGCGCAGATCGGTGCCAGCGAACTCGGCAACTGCTGGATTGGCTATCTTGTCGACCAAGCTCCTGGCCCCTTGCTGCTGGTCCAGCCCACAGTGGAACTGGCCAAGCGCTACAGCAAGCAGCGCATCGATCCCCTGTTCGAGGAGAGCGACCGGCTGCGCAACAAGATCAATCCAGCTCGCAGCCGCGACAGTGGCAACACGGTGTTGTTGAAGGAGTTCGCAGGCGGTGTGCTGGTGATCACCGGAGCCAACTCAGCAGTCGGCCTGCGCAGCATGCCCGTCCGATATCTGTTCCTCGATGAGATCGATGCTTATCCCGGCGACGTGGAGAGCGAGGGCGATCCAGTGGCATTGGCCGAAGCACGCGCCCGCACGTTCAGCGTCAGGGCCAAAAAATTCCTGACCAGCACGCCGCTCATCAAGGGAGCCTCGCGCATCAGCCGCGAGTACGAGCGCTCCGACCAGCGCAAGTATTTCGTGCCCTGCCCCTTGTGCGGCGAGGCCCAGGTGCTGGAATTCAGCCGCCTGCGCTGGCAGCCAGGAAAGCCCAAGACGGTGCAATACCAGTGCAAGGCCTGCGAGAAGCTATTCGGCGAGCATTACAAGACCGCCTTGCTTGCCGCTGGACAGTGGCGCGCAACAGCCGTGGCAGCCGACCTCATGACGCACGGCTATCATATCAATGGCCTGTACTCGCCAGTCGGCTGGCTCAGTTGGGCGGACATCGCCCAGCAGTGGGAGGAAGCGGCCAGCGATGCCGATACCCGCAAGACCTTCGTGAACACCATACTCGGCGAGGAGTGGGAGGAGGAGGCGACCGAAGTGCCTGATTGGCAGCGCCTCTATGAACGCCGCGAATCCTGGCCATGGCAGACCGTGCCCGAGCGCGGCCTGTTCCTCACCGCTGGCTGCGACGTGCAGGTTGACCGCCTCGAAATCGACGTGTGGGCCTGGGGCCGTGGCCTGGAATCCTGGCTGGTCGAGCACATCATCGTGCCCGGTGATCCGGCGCGCAGCGAAGTGTGGGCCGTGATGACTGAGCTTCTAGGGCGCACCTGGGAGCATGAGACCGGGGCCCGCATGGCCTTGCAGCGGCTGGCCATCGACACCGGCTTCACCACGCAGCAAGTCTACAACTGGGTGCGTGGCCAGGATCGCGCCACCGTGCTGGCCGTGCGCGGCGTTGGTGCCTATGACCGTGTCGTGCCCGTGGCCGGACCAACCAAGGTGGAAGTGCTGGCCAGCGGCAAGAAAGTGAAACGCGGCCTCAACCTGTGGACGGTGAGCGTGTCGTATTTCAAAAAGGAGCTTTACAAACATTTGAGTTTGGACCGCCCCACCGGGGAACAGATGGCGCAAGGCTTCACCTATCCCAACGGCTACGTTCATGTGCCTGATACTGTGTCGGATGAGTGGGTCAAGCAGCTGGTGGCCGAGCAGCAAGTCGTGGTGCGCTCGCGCCATGGCTTCAATGCCCGGACAGAATGGCGGCAGCTAAGGCCGCGCAATGAAGCGCTCGACGCCAGGGTCTATGCGCGCGCTGCGGTATGGCTGGCTGGGGCTGATCGCTGGGGCGAGGCACGCTGGCGCACGCTCGAAGAGCAGCTGGGCCTTGACGCGCCGCCAGCGCGCAAGCCGCCGCCAGTTGCAACGCCAAACCCTTCCATTCCGCCCCAGGTTGGACCACAGCAGCCAGCGACAGGCGGCAAGATCAACCAGCAGCCGATCGTGCCGCCACGCCGCTCGATCACGTACTGGTGAGGAGGGAACATGGCTGACGGCATCACCGTGAACGCAGAGGCCTACGTCAACTCGCTGCTCGCCCTGCAGCGCCCGCGGCTCGATGAGGCTGTGGCACTCGCCCTGGCCGACACCGCCAAGAGTGCCAAGGTGCAAGCTGCTGCGCAGATCGCACGGCGCACTGGGCTGAAGTCAGCCACGGTCAAAGAAAAAATCCAGTATCAGCACGTCAGCGTCGGTGACTACAAAGTCGAGATCAAAAGCTCACGCGCTCCGCTTGGCTTGCAGGAATTCGCTGGCACCAGTGAGAACAGAAGCGGCGTGCGCATCCGGGCATGGGGCAAGTCCCAGGTGCTGCAGAATGCTTTCATGATCCACGGTCGAGTGGTGCGGCGCAGGCGAAATGGACGCTTGCGCCAGCTGTGGGGACCAACCGTGTGGGGCACCTTCAAGACGCCTGAAGTGCAAGCGCTGATTGCCGACACCATGAGGGAGAGGTTGCAAACCACTCTGGCGCGGCGTATGGCTGCGGCCATCAGAAGGCAGTAAAGCCCCAAAAAATTGGGCCGCCCCCTCGAACGGCCCACTATCCCTATGTCTCGCGTGCCGCACCTATGCGGCAGTTTTCAATCGCGGTCAAGGGAGTCGCTTTCCAATGGCCACCTGCGGATGCCGTCCAGGCCTCCCGATCTGGCTCGATTGCTCGCCCGAAGCACAGGCTGATCGCAAGCGCCGGCTGGCCGAGCTCTGGGCGCGCATGGGCAGTGGCGTCAGTAGCGTGAGCGATCGCGGGCGCAGCATCTCCTATCGCATCGGCTGGGCCGAGATGCGGCCAATCCTGTCGCGGCTACAGAACGAGATCACCGCCTGCGAGACAGGCCACTGGCCCCAGGAGAATCGCCTCGACTACGTCGACTACATGAAGGGGCTCTAGGCCATGGCATGGATGCAAGGCCTCTGGGATTGGTTCAAGGGCCCGCTGCCGGGTGTGATACCCAGCGGCCTGGAGGCCTCCTCGACCCAGCGCCGCATGGCCACCTTCATACCAGCCAACGTGCATATCAATCAGCTGATGCGCGAGGCTGGTCACACCATGATCGCGCGGGCGCGCCATCTGGTGCGCAACAATGGCTATGCCAAGGCTGCCTTGCGCAGCTGGAGCGCCGCGACGGTTGGTGCTGGCATCAAGCCGTCATCGCTGGTGCAGGACGTCACCCTGCGCGACACGATCCAGCAAGCGTGGAATGCCTGGACGGATGAAGCCGATGCCGAGGACGTGACCGATTTCTACGGCATCACTCGCCGCGTAGCCCGCGAAGCTTTCCTGGCTGGCGAATGCTTCATCCGTTTCCGCCCGCGCTTCCCAGTTGATGGGCTGACGGTGCCGCTCCAGCTGCAGCTGTTGCCGCACGAGCAGCTGCCCATGTGGCGTCTCGAATATGTGCCTCAAGGCCAGTTCAATGCCGGTGGCCAGATCCGCATGGGCATCGAGTTCGACCGCAACATCAGGGACAAGCGGCTTGCCTACTGGTTCCTGCGCGTCAATCCGACCGACCAGCTGAATTTCCTCGATGCCTTCAATCAGCAGCTGACGGTGCGTGTCCCGGCTGAGGAAGTCATTCACATCTACGATCCGGTCGAGGCGGGCCAGCTGCGCGGCCTCAGCGGCTACGCACCCGCCATCGTCAAGCTGTTTCAACTCGACCTGTATGACGACAGCGAGCTTGAGCGCGCCAAGCAACAGTCGCGCTATGCCAGCTTTGTCGAGACACCCGAGCTTCTGGACGGCGACGGCAATCCGCTCAAGCCGCGCCCCGGCGATGACCCCATCGCAGCCTGGGGGCCTGGCGCTACCGTGAAGCTGTTCCCTGGCGAGAAGGTCACGCACTCACAGCCGCCAGGAACGCCCGGAGGTTACGAGAATTTTCAATTCCGTGTGCTGCTGCAAATCTGCGCAGCGCTGGGCATTCCCTATGCCGAGTTGTCAGCCGATCTGTCACGCGCCACCTACGCAAGCTCGCGCGCTGGCCTGCTGGCCTTCCGCACCGAGGTCGAGGCCTTCCAGCATGCCGTGCTGGTGTTCCAGTTCCTGCGCCGCGTGTGGCAGCGCTGGATGGATGCTGCCGTGCTGGCGGGCGCTCTGCCCGGAGTGAGAGCCGCCGCCTACAACGCCAACCGGGCGATGTATCAAGCCATGCAGGCGATCACGCCGCGCGCGCCGTGGGTCGATCCTCTGAAAGACCGGCAAGCGATCAAGCTTGCGATGGACTCCCAGGTGATCGCACCCCAGGACGCCATCGAAGCCGAAGGCCTCGACATCGAAACCGTCTATCGCCGCATCTCCGAAGCCAACGAGCTTCGCAAGCGGTACGGCATTCCCGAGCCGCCGCATGGCTGGGGCAGCCGTGTCGCTACGACCTCCGCGCCGGCGTCTGCCGGTGGCGAGATCGATCAGGAATCGGGACCCACTCAGCAAGAGGATGCCGCCTGATGTATCGCGCACTCCCCCTCATCTGCGCCCGAGTGTTCGGCCCACCGCTACTCGTTGCCGTGAAGGGCACCAACTTCTCGCTTGATGGATTCCTGCTTGGCCTGCATGCCGCCTTGCGTCATCGCGGCTCGGTGATCGAGGCCCCTGGCTTCAACCTTCCTGACTTTCGCAGCGAAGCGACAGTGGAGACGCCAGTTGAAGAACGTCCGCGTGGCTACCGCATTGACCGTGGCGTGGCGACAGTTCCAGTCCGTGGCGTCTTGGTGCGCAGGGCTGGCCAAATGGCACCGGATTCCACGCCCCTCCAATCCTACGAAAACCTCAGCCGCATCATCGCCAGCGCCCAGCGTGATGCCCGTGTCCGCGCCACCTTGCTCGACATCGACAGCCCAGGTGGCGAAGCCGGTGGCGCCTTCGACCTTGCAGCGGAGATCCGACGTGCCGCAAAGCTCAAGCCGATCTGGGCCATCGCAAATGACGATTCGTTGTCTGCCGCCTATCTACTGGCATCCGCAGCCAGTCGAGTATGGGCTACGCAAACCGCCGCGCTGGGGTCGCTGGGCGTGGTCGCTCTCCATGCCGACCAGTCCTCCCTCGATGCCGACGAAGGCATCAAGTACACCTACGTCTATCGCGGCGCTCACAAGATCGACGCCAATCCTCACAACGCCCTTTCAGCCGAGGCTCAAATCGCCATCCAGGGCGAAGTGGATCGGCTCTACGACAAGCTCGTCACCATGGTTGCCGATCATCGAGCCATGGAACCAACCCGCATCCGCGGCACCGAGGCGGGAGTCTACTTTGGCGAGAAAGCCCTAGCGCCAGGGCTGATCGACCAGATTGGCACCAGGGACGAAGCACATGCCGCACTTGTCCAGCATATCCAGCCGAGAGGAATACGCATGGAAACCACAGGCGAACTGAATACCGAAGGCGTGCACAACAACGTGCAGCCCACACCCATCCCACAGGACAACATCGTGCAGCTGCGCATCGATGAAGCTGCAGCGCAGGCTACTGCGCGTGCGGTCGAGATTGCCGCTCTGTGCGATCTCGCTCATCTGCCACATCTCGCCAGCAGCTACATCGCCGAAGGGCTCAGCATCAAAGCCGTGATGCAAAAGCTCCAGGCAGCGCAAGCCGCTGAATCGGCCAAGCGCAGCGTCGTGGCCATCGATCCCACCACTGCTCCGCGCGACGCCGATGTGATCAGCAGGCTCAAGGCGGCAGCGGCGGCGCGCTTCGAGGAGTACGCCCGCCCGCATCCATATCCGGGGAGGTAAGCCATCATGGATTCAGGACAGGTCAAGACATTCTGCGACACCGCCGCCCAGTTGCTCATGCAGGTTGGCGACTACGCCTCGCAGGATCACACCAAGCACAAGGCGGAAGATGACGCCATGGTGCGCCAGTTGCGCGTCGCCGTCAGTGCGCTTGCAAATGCGATGATGGAAGTGGCGCGCATGATCCCGCCACCCATGCCCACGCCTCCGCCATTCGTAGCTGCACCGCC